AGGGGAAGATTTCAATGCTGAGAGTTACAAGTCTATGTTGACCCGCGCTGATTTAGAATTCATCAAAGAAGAACGGGAAAGCTACGAAAAAATGAAGTCGAAAAAATTTAGCAGTGGCCGGCAAATCGGATCAGAAGAAAAAGATGATGAAGTCATGGTACTTCGATAGGAGGAAAGAAAAATATGGGAGCAATTTTTAATCGTGGGGGCATCGTCCCTGAGAATTATGGATTAAGCTTGACAGTTTATCCGAAGACGGATGTGGTCTCTGGTCAGCCTGTGGTATTCGATGCAGCGGAAGGTGACTATGGAGTGTCGTTGTCCGTTGACGACAAAGTGGATGGTATTGTAAAAGTCGGTGGCAAGGCAGGTGATCCCGTTTCAATTTATGTAGTTGGGAAGTCTCGCAATGTCAAAGTAGAGGTTGATGCAGTTGTGGCGATGGGTGATCGAGTGATCGCTGATGCAAGCGGGAAGTTCATCAAATCAGGAGATGACAAAGGGTTACTTGTTTTGAAAGGGAATCCTGATAAAACAGCGGAGGTGTTGATTTAATGGCAGAACTAAAATTATTCAAGAAAGATAAATTTGCTATCGGCAATCGAATCATCGAAATGCCGCAGCAACATGAATTTTGGGAAGAAGCTCGAAAAGCTGCAAAAGCAGATGGTGTCAGCCAAGATTTGATCAATAAGAACACCTCGTTAATGGTGCGTTCTTATTTAGATCAAAACGACTTGACGATGGATGATTTCCGCAAGATGTTAAATCCTTCGTTGATTCGTACGAATGTCGGATCACTACTAGCAAACGACAATACAAAGCCATTATTTGAAACGTTAGTAGAATCGTATGTACGTGGCGTATTCGAAAAAACTGGCCGTGCGGCAGAATTGTTAATGGGAACCGTCAACATCGATCAGCAGACTACATCTTGGTACTATGCTGACGAATACGATGATGAAGACTTCGATTTCAAAACAGTAGCACAAGGCGGACCAATTCCGGTAATGACCATTAAATTGGCCGAAAAGAAAATGATTCAAGTATACAAGCGTGGAGGCGGTATTGAATTAACTGATGAAGCGAAAGCAATGAAATTCGATATGCTTGCTGCATTCTTCAATCGCCAAGGATTGGTGTTAGGTCGAACGGATGAACGAATGGTTGTCGATCGACTGATGAATGGATACTTCGATGATGGCTCTGACGCGCCAGAGGTTCGCGGAGTTGAAACAGTCGGAAAATTGACCATCATGGATGCATGGGACGCTCAGACGTATATGGAGGATGAAACAGGATTCACGCCTAATCGTGCGGTTATGAACCGTAAGACAGCGAAGCAATGGACATCAATCGAAACTACTCAAGGCACGCCAATTTTCTTGCAAAATCAGTTGAATGGTACTGCACCTGATGTGTTAGCTTCAAAACCGTTTATTTCTAAGCAAATGCCTGACGGTCAAATTATGTTTGTCGATACGAAATTTGCAATCAATGAGTATGTTTTCAAAGCTCTTTCCACTGAGACTGAACGGAATGCGAAAACTCAAATTGATGGATCGTATACGACTAAGACTTCTGATTACGTGCCGTTTGAGACTAAAGCTCGTATGATCATGGATTTAAGTAAGTCTCTTTAGGAGGAAATTCTATGGCAAAGAAAAAGGATGAAAAGAATTCTGAAGAAGTATTGGAAGACAAAGTAGTCGAACCAAAAGAGGAAGACGTTGTTGCGGATGAAAAGAACTCTGAAGAAGTGTTATTGACTTGCACGGTGGAAGATAAACAGTTCATTTCGAAGGGTGTTGTGATTAGATACGGGGAAAATGTAGCAATCGAAAAGCCGTATTCTTCTGAACTGAAAGCCCGCATCAAGGAAGGTTTCATTAAGGAAGTGAGCTAGATGTTCATTGAAAAAAAAGAAGTTCTTCTTCATTCTCGCTTTAAAGATCAGTTGGACAAACTAGAAGATGAGGCTTTTACTTCGTTGATGGATCGTGCTGATAATTACACGACTCAACGAACGGGATTTGATTATTCAAAAACTGAAAATCTAATCACGATGCAATCACTCAAAACGATTACTTGGCGTTTAGTCGACTATCTCTACTACTGTGACAATGAGATGGATATGGAGAACCGGTTTGAGGGGATTAAATCCGAGAACATCGGAGATTATTCGTACACTGTGAAATCAATTGGTGATGATGTTGGGATTGGTATTACCGGAGACTATGAGTTGGATATGCTGTTAGATGCATTAACAGTTGGTAAGCAGAATCCAACTTATTTCAATGTCAGTGGTCCGACAAGAAGAAAACCGAAAAGAGGTGGTAAACGTGTCTTTTGATCGTTTGCTGCCTCATTTTTGTACCATTCAATTTCCTGGTGAAGAAAAAGTGGGAGAAGATGGCTGGGGACGACCGATAACCAAACCAAAAGAACCGTTTCAGTCTCGTTGTCGCTTTGTTGAAGAAACGATCAGAAATAGAGACAACACTGGTTCTGATGTGGTGAGGTCGCTCTATATTTTGGTACCGAAAACAACAGAGATTGATCCAGAAATGGATATTTTAAACATAGTTGATGATGAAGGGAATTCTATCACCACAGCCAAACTTGAAGTTGATCGAATTATTAGACAAACAGGAAGGAAAAAGCTACATCATCATAAGATTTATCTAAAAGGAGCTGAATAATATGGTTGAAGGAAAAGCCAAGTATGCTTCGGTAACTTTCGATTTAGACGATGATATGGCTAAGTTCACCAAACAGTTTCCGAGGGTTCTTGATGAGGCTAGAGAGCTTGCTGTTGAATCTATGGGACGTGTTTGGGCAGATGGTGCGAAAGATATCACTCGAACGGATCATCATATTGACACGGCTGCTTATATTAATTCTATCGGTTATGCGGGACATGAATCGGGTCCAAACGGTTCAGATGTAGGGCCCGTGATCCATAATTTGACGAGTGAAGGTCGTAAAACTATTTTGGAAATCGGCTCTGGGGTCATTTACGCGAAGCCGCTAGAGAAACGATTCAATATCTTTGGCCGGGCGTTGGACGCAGAGCTAAACCGAATGAAAACACAGGGTCAAACAACAATCAAGAAGTACATCAAAAACAGGATGTGAGGTGGCTAGATGGACTATGTAGATGCATCCAGCAGCATACATGGATTTCTAAAGGCTGCGTTTGAAGATGAGTTCAAATCATTCAGAATATGGAAAATTGAAGCAGGAGCAGAACTACCATGTCTGCTTGTCAAGCCGATTGGCAAGGGTAGTTTACAGCTTCTTGTGCGTTCTGATGATGACGTTGAAGCTCTCACGAAATGCACTGAGGTCGGTAATTTTCTGAAACGTAACTTTGCAGATATTGAGGGAGTCAATGTGTTTGATGTTGATTTTCAGATGCCACCAACTCCTGATGTTGATGATCAATCAAAGAAAAACGAAGCATGGTGCTATATGAGAATTAGTTATTTTGAAAATTAAGGAGGAACTATTTTGGCAGATAAAGCACAAGAAAAGAAACAGGAAACAAAGCAAGGAGCACTCGGTACGAAAGAATCGAAAGTCAAAGTGATGGCTAAATCGAATTCAGGTGCAGGTACGACTCTTAAAGTTAATATCGAAGGTATTCCTAAGGAGATCATTCATGGAGAAACTCTTGAACTAAATGATGCGCAGTTACTAAAACTGAAAGTCTCTAGTTCTTCGTGGAGCTACGAAGAGGTAAAGAAGGGGGAAGATAAATAATGAATAAAAAGGATCAATTTTATCGTTTTAATAAAAAGGATATTCAAGGTGGAGCTGGGCGACTAATCCTTGGGGAAGACACCACTGTTCGTCCAACAAAAATCTCTGACGTTATGGACATGGATACCTATGAATTACAACCTGGCTTTCGTGATTTAGGTGCTACAACCGAAGGCATTGCTCGAGCAAGAGGTTACGAATCAGAGGATGTAATGATTGATCAATCTGTCGTACCAATTGATTCAACTGTTTCCTCATGGACTAATACACTCAATACAACTATGATGGAAACATCAATTGATAACCGCGTTCTAGCATGGGCTGGTGGTAGTATCACTGAAACCGCAGCGACGCTTGGAACGCCAGCAACATTGGCAGCTGCGGTCAATAAAGGAAACAAGAAGATTAAGGTCGAAACTGGTAAAGGAGCAAGTTTCGAAACCGTGAAATTTGCTAAAGTCGGTGATGAAACAATCGAAATATCTCAAGTATCTGGTGACATTGTTACATTGAAAAAAGGTGTTACCGCTGCGTACACGACATCTGATACTCTAACACCTGTTGAAGAACTAGGGACTAAAACCGTATCTTATGGTGCGCCAACTTCTGTTGATTCATACAGCTTAACTAACATTGTTAAGAGAGAAGATGGTACGTTCTTAATGGCTCACTATTATGAAACAAAAATTAGTGATAACGTTGAAACCAATCACGGTAAGGAAAAAGGAACTCTCCCGGTATCATTCTCAGCTTTTGCTCAGGATGATTTACCAGAAGATGAAAATGTATTTAAAGAAATAGAACAAGTATTGTAATCATAAGGCCTTGCTATAATGCAGGGTCTTTTATTTTATCTAAAAAAGGAGAAAAACATGACTGGAAATACAACAGTAGAACAAATCAACAGCGTAGTAACTGAAATGAAAATGGTTGAATTGAGCGATGGTTCAAAGGTACCAATGCCGCGACTGACAAATAGAAAAGTGGTGCGATTGATCAAATTTGTAGCAGGTGATGGTGTAATCATGTACGACCGATTTGTTAAGTGGAGAAGCGAGAACACTGAGAAAAAACCAGCGATTGACGAGAAGACTGGGGAACAAATGAAAGATGAGAATAAGAACCTGCTCTGGGACTTCACACCGCCATCTATGGAACAAACGGTCGAGTTTGCTCTAGAAATTTTACCAGATGAGAAGATTGCGGAAATACTTGCGATTGTACTTGGTAATACTGCTGAAGAAACAGAGGAAATGGATTTCTTTGACACAGCTTTGATCGTAACTTCATTCTTAGATAATACACCGATTGATAAGTTGACTGCATTAGTAAAAAAGATCCGTCCGAAATTCCGACCAGTGAAGAAAGAGGACATGAACGCAGCAGGGAAAACGAAAGCAGACACTCAGGATCAACCGGAATCAGTAGTGCCATTGAAACCTTCACCACAAGCTTAATAGAGCAAATCCAATACGTTTCTTATTTCTACTCTCTCTCAGAGGATTATGTTTTAGACCAGACATTTACTTGGTTGAAGCGGAAGTATGAATGGGGAAATAAACAAGAGTATAACGCTCGGAGATCAAGACAGTATGAGATTCAAATGGCGATAGTTGATTCAGTGAGTATGTTCTTGAGTAACCTGACTGGCGGAAATAGCTATGAGTCAATCTTGATGAAGCCGTATGAAGAAGCGATTGAAAAGGCGAAAGGTCAGTTAACTGAGTCTGCTAACAACGATGGCGTTGATACAACTCAATGGTGGAAGAAATAAAAATACATATAGAAGGGAGTTGAGCAATTGGCAGAGGATGTAAACGTAGGTGGGGCGAAGCTAACGATCACCGCAGATAGTGGCCCAGCAGAGAAAGCTGTGGCCTCTTTTTTCGGTTGGTTTGAACGAACTGGCGAAAAAGCAACCGAACTCGCGGGAACAATTAGTAGTGTTGCCGAGCGTGCGGAAGAACTCGGTAAGAGAGGTTCAAGTTCGACGAAATCAATGGTCGCTAGCTACGCTGATCTAAAAGATCGTGTGAGCAAAACTACTGAATCATTCAATAGCACAAAGAAAGCAATTACGGATATGACTAGTTCTGGTACAAAGGGTTATCAGGCGTTGACTTCAAAGATTACGAATTCAAACAACGTCTTATCATCAAATAGCAAGCAGACGTTCAATCAGATGAAGAGCGATGCGAAAGTATCCTACAACGAAATGACAAAAGACAGCAAGGCAATGAATCGAGCGCTCGTTATTTCTATGAAGGATAGCTTGTCCAACCTAAAGTCTAGCTTCGGCGACTTAAAGAATGGCTTTAAATCTATCGGTTCTTCATTGCTTGAGTTAATCAAGAATCCGATTGAAAAAGTGAAATCAATGCCGAAGACAATCCAAAACACGATGAAATCTGTCACAGGTTTTGTCAGCTCTGGATTTGCTCAAGCTAAGAATCAAGCAATTTCTCAGATACAGCAGATTCCAACGAAAGCCACACAAGCGATAAATAGAACGAAAGATGTTTTCGTCACTGGATTCAATTCGGTTGTTAACTCGACAGCTAACGCTGTAACGAAAATCGGAACCGGCTTGTCTCAACTTCCTTCAAAAGCGACAAAAGTAGCATCAAACATAAAGACTGGATTTATTAACGGTGTAAAGAATTTACCGAACATAGCATCAAATATTTGGAGTTCGCTTAAAAATGGAGTGAAGACGATCTCTGATTATGCTTCAGGAACGGCAAATTCTGTTAAGAATAGTCTTTCCAATGGGTTCAAGTCTGTATTGGATAGAGCAAAGGCGATTTTCCCGAACATAAAAAACCAAATCAAGTCTGGAGTTAACGAACCATCTAAAGATGCTAAGGGATCCATCGAAGACTTAGCATCATCAATAGCTTCAATTGCAATCGTTTCTAAAGCTTTTAGTGTTCTGAGTGATTCAATCGGGCGAGCAATTGATCGTATTGACACTATTGATACTGCCACTAAATCACTAACTGTATTAACAGGAAGCGCAAGTATTGCTAAGCAAGTAATGGACGACCTAGCAGCTGCCATTGAAGGAACTCCTATCGCTCTAAATGATGTCGCCATGGGCGCAAAGAAAATGGTTGCGGCCGGAATGGAAGGCACGAAGGTTAAGGAAGTCTTTCAGGCGATAGCGGATGCAGCGTATGGGGTCGGAAATGGAGCAGAATCCATTGATCAAATAACCGATGCAATCGCAGGCATGCAATCAGCTGGCGTTGTCTATGCTGATGATATTAATAGATTAGTAGATGCCGGCATTCCAGCATGGCAAATTTTAGCGAATGCTAGTCAAAAATCCGTGACAGATATGAAAGAAGC